CCGTTTCGATCCGATCACCCTGGCGCTGCTGCCACTGCACTGAGGCCGGGAGCTTGTCCTCAAGAGGCGTAACTCTCCTCGCCGTTCTTTCCTCTCGCCGGCGTTTAATGGCTACTTTCTCTGCTTCCACGGCTTCCAGGGTTTTATATCCCTTGTTCAGCCAGTCCTTGAGGATAGAAGTTACATACGACCATCTTGTTTGATTTTGTACCAATGCTCTTTTCATCGCTTCTACGACGAGCTGATCTCCCATCTCCTCGCACCACTGTGTCATGTCTTGGACAATGAAAGGACTCATGACCCCGAAGTTGTTTTGATAAAAGGTGAATGGGTCGTCACCGGTTACAGCAGCAGATTCTTTTGTTTCGTTTTGTTTAGTTTCGTTTAGTTTAATAATGGATGCGGTTTGTGACGCACTTTGTGTCGCGGTTTGTTCTCGGTTTGTGATGCGGTTTGTGTCGCTTAAACCGACGCAATGGTCTATCTCGTATGTTTGTGATGCGGTTTGTGACGCACTTTGTGTCGTTTTTTCAGACGCAAACGGAATGATTCTGTACACGGCTGATTGTTGGCCTGACCTGCTTCTAAACTCAATTCTCCCGGCTTGTTGAAGGCGATGGCGTGCCCTGTTGACCGCATCCTTCTTTAACCCTGTTTTTACAGATAGGGTCGATATGGCTACCGCAAACTCTGGTACCCATCCAGCCTTGTTGTTTATGTGCATCAAGGCATGCCATAAAACAATCGCTGAATCAGGTATTGGGTTTGTTTCGAGCCAATCGTAGAAGGCGTTGATCTCCTGAATGTAGTTCAACCGTTTTCACCTCGCCTTTCAGCCAAAACCCTGTAGTTTTTGATCTTGAGGGGCTTCCACCCCGGATACCGACTTGACATATATGCGGCTGCATAACGCTTGAGAGTTTCGGTATTCGTGAATGTCCGGTACAAATCCGGGAGTGGAAACCATTGCGTCCGTTCGTTCATCTCGATCCAAACAATGAGTCAATCTCAGCAGGATCAAATTCTGCCGATGCTTGATGATCTACCTGGCTTTCTTCTGATGGTTCGTTTGTTTCAGAATCTGGCCCCGGTTCGTCGTCGATAACCTGGAAATCCGTGTCGATCACGACGGGATTCGTTTCAGAGGCTACATTCTCTTGTGGCTCGGATTCTTCGTTATATGCTTGCTGCATCTCAATGGAGAGAATGCCCCACTTGGAAAGCATGTTGCGGATGACGGTCTTCTTTGCCATCGCGTCGTAATCGTTTTTCCAACCGAAATCACTCTTTGAAAACTTCTTCCGATGTGCTTCAATCTGTTCTTTCGTCCAGTACACCGTCTTGCGGAATCCGTTGATCAATTCGAAGTAGCCGGCGTAGCCAATAATGGAATCCGACTTTTTCTTTTCAAAATCGATGATCAATTCTTCTGTAAGTGGATTCCACTTCTGCAGTTCGCCCTGGTGCACTTCAAGCACATTGATCGCCTTGTACTTGGCCGTTCGGAGAGCCAATTGGATGTAGCCCTTGTACCCCAACTGAAACTGTGCGATCTGCCGTCCCGATTTGTCTTTGTACGGCACCACCCAGGCGTAGCCAAGGTTTTTATCGATGGGTAGGTCCAATGTTGCGGCTACCATTGCCGACGAAATGACACTCATCGGTTCACACTTCTGCAGGTACCCATCGGACGCATAGAGATTCACAATGCTGCTCATGAACTGAGGTGCACGCTTATCCAGGATCTCTTCAAAGCGCTTTTTGATACTTGGTGAATCCAAAATCGACTTGATCGCAGCGGTTGGTGATGGTGTTTTACTCGTGCTATTTTGTAGCTGGTTTTTCAGGCTTGCGTTTGTCGCCATGTCTTTCCCTCCTATGCCGTTGGCTTGATTCCAAACCGACGGGAGACGGATGATTTGAGATACTGCTTGTAGATGTCGGGCCGCTCCTTCGCCAGTCTTTTACTATCCACTCGCTCTGACGTGACTGTCTTCCACGTGACAATGTGATTTTTGGCAACGCCGATTTCGTTCTCACCCAGCAGGGCTTTCAGCTTGTTTTCCAACTCGCTTACACGTTCGTCCGCTGCCTTTTGGTGCGCTTTCGCCTCTTCCAACTCAGCAATAAGTTGATCGGCCTCTGACGGTAAGGGAACCTCGTTCTTATTACCAACGGGATACATCTTGTTCAACAACTCCGTGGAAGCTGCCGAGCCATCCATCTCCGGCGGCACCTGCGGTACGACGTGATTGTTCCAGAAGTCAGATTCAATCTGGATGATCTGCTGAATCAGCTCGTCGTCCCGCTCGATCTTCTTGTACACGAATTTGTTGCCGCCAATCAGCACCGCGATCCACCAGGCATCGTACCCGGTTACGGCCATATAGTGCTGGCACTGAAGCAGGTACGGCGCCGGAACCTCTTCGCCTTCCCATTCCACCTTGAGGTATTCGCTGGCCGTCTTACACTCCAGGCCGGCTTTTTGCCCGACGATCAGCCGGTCGATGTTGGCGATCATGAACGGGTAATCCGGGTGCTGCAGGATTTGATTGCAACGCCTTACTTTCATGCCGGTTCGCAGACTGAACTCTTCAGCGACGAGGACCTCTTGTTTTGTTCCCCAGTAGGCCGCCTCGCTCTGCGTTTCTTCCAGAGGAGCTTGTCCCGTTTTTTCAAGCCACACCTGAACAGGTGACTTCCATTTGCTCAGGCCGGCGATTGCTGCGGCGTCGCTGCCGCCGATGCCTTTGGTACGGAGTTTCAGCCAAATCTCACGGTCCATGTCTTTCGTTGATGCGATGGCAACTGCCATGGTATCCCTCCTCTTGATTTTTAGAGGCGAACACGCTACGCTTGAAATAGCTCAATCTTGCATAGCGTTTCACCGAGACTCAGCGTGGCCGCGCTGGGTCTTTTGCTTTTATTGCTGCCTGGATGTCATCTAAGCACCAACCGGTTAGTTTCTTTTCGTATTCCTGCCCTGCTTTGCATGTCGCGATGATTGTTGTAGTGCCGTATGCATTCAGCGCTTCCTTTGGCGTTTCCATCGGAAGGTATACAAAGCAGCGTTGCCCGCAAAACTTGCAATATGGTCCCATGTTTTCCCTCCTTTCCGCTTAGTCACGAGGCCGCCGGCAGCCCTTCCCGCACTGCCAGCAGTTGCAACCCTCTGTTGCCCACTCTTGACCTCGCTATGTAGTCGCAGGGCGGGCAGGGAATCGAACCCTGCAAACAGTTGACTAGTCTCGTTTTCCTGGTAACCCGCGATTGCGGTCTTTAGGTTTCCGCGCAACTGTTGAGGTATGACTCATGCGTTTACCCTTTCCGCCACCGCCCTGGGAGGTTCCGACCTCCGTGGAAGCATCGACTGATTCGGGGACTGCTGCACTTAATTTTGTCGATGCTCCCACGCAGGCCGAAGCCCGCGTCATTTCAAAAGGCGTCTGGCCTGTTCTCTTACTCCGTCAACGAACTCCTCCGGCGCCATCGTCGCTTTCATATCCACCAGGTACTCCAGCTCCTCGATCACGTCCCGGACCGTCCATTCCAGGTCGTCGCGGTCATCGTCGAACGCGATTGGATGCAGCAGCCGTTGCCTGGTCGGTTCGGTTCGCTCGACGTATTGCGGGAAATCAAGCAGTTGCTCGAGCATTCCGTATCGCCTCCTGCAACGCGGCAAGTTCTTGGGCCCGCCACTCAATTTCGTAAGAGAGATCGCGCTTGTGAGCGTACAACTCCTCGCGCAGACGTTTCAGCTTGACGTACTCCACATCCACCGCCCGCCATTCGTCGTCAGCTTCGCGGTAGGCTTGCTCCAGGTTGATAAGCTCGCGCTGCAGATCAGCAATTTGTGCGGAAAGAGGTTTCATGGCTTGTCCTCCTTTATGAAGCTGTGGTACGCTACCAGTGACCAATATTTTTGAAGCGTCTATCTCTTAGGCGCTTTTTTCTTTTTCTGCCTTCAGATAAAGCTCGACCATTTCCCCAATCGTGATCACATTTCGACCAAGGGGTCGGTCCGCGTCGCAAACCAGTTCGATCACTCCTGCTGCTGTTGTCAGGTCTTTCATGCTTCTTTCTCCTCCCTCGCTTCAAGGTATTGTCGGTTCAGGATCAAACGATTGCGGTACTCTTTTAATGCCCTGCGCCCGCCCGGGTACTTGGACGCTGCTGCTGCATCGTGGACAAAGTGCTTTTCGTGAGCTTCCTGCGCCAGTCGGTTCCAGTCCTTCATCATCGGCTTGTCCCTCCCATCATCAAAGCTTCCTGCCTCTCCCGGCGCATCAACTCGCGCGGATCACTGACGACGATTTCCAAGGCCCGCGCTTCTGCAAGCCAGTTATGCTGATGTATTACCGGGTCGATTCCGTATCTCTCGTCCATCAGGATATGAACGTCGTCTCCAGCCTGGAAAAGGTCCTCGATCTGCTTACCGAGGTGCGTCAGTATCCGTTCGTCGTCTTGCGTTATCGGCTGCCACGGGCGCCGGGTTCGCTCCCACTCGATCACGGCTTCCGCTTCTTTGATCACGTCCCGACACTGTTTGATCAGATTATTGAGTGAGACCGTCAGGCTACCCATCAGACGCGGATCAGTTGGCGGCGGAGCGTCGCCGTACAAGTGCTTGAGCATTCGTATTGCATAGTGATTGCCGCATGCTTGAACGAAGTCCTCGGCGTCTTCCCGCATCGGAGTGGTCCGGCCGTTGATCACATCAGACACCCACCTGGCCGATCGGCCGATCTTCTTTCCGAGCGTTTCGTACGTCAACTGTTCGCCTGTTCTTTGGTGGCGAAACGCATACTCGCAGATGTCATGTATCCGCGACCGCGAATACAGCGAGATTGGTTCGTTACTGTTCCCCATCTGTTCCCCTCTTTTCTTAATGGTTTTCAAGATACGATGTGATTGTGCTCATCTTCCAAGCGCTCCCTCGGCAACCCACCGAGGGGCTTTCTTTGAAAACTCCCGCCAGGCCGAAAGAAATGCTTGGCGCCGGGCTTTGGTAGGACTTTCCACCCATTTCGTCGAATCTGTATGTCGGAAGAACGTGAACTTTGGCGAGTGGCGTTCTTCTGATGTCGGAAATGGAAGGTGGTGGAGTGATGGATATTGACTTTAAAGACTTAGAAGAGACTGTTATCAAAAGATTTCAAGAAACATTAACGAATCCTGATAGTGGAACGGCTAAGTTAGTCTTACAACACGCTAGAATTTCGGCCAGAATAGCTACTATGGTTTTGCAAGAGTATCATCGCAGACTGCAGTCGATCCAAAACGAAGCTCGCTCTCAAGCCGATCAGCAATAGCCTTGATGGTTTTTTCGATGTCACAACCGGTATTGATATTGATTAATGGTGTGACTATCACATTTGGCTGAATTGTTTTTTTCAGTTCAGCCACTTCTTCCCGCACAATCTCGCGGATGCGTTGCTCGGTCAGTTCCATGCTTTCACCTCTTTTATTGGAGTTGTCCACCGGTTCCAGTGTTGACCGATGCCATGAGACTTTATATGAGATATGGAGGTTGGTGATAAAATGAGTGAGAAAAATCATGAAATTATTCATGACCTCACAATTTTGTATATGAAAAACTCTGTAAAACTAGCTGACTATAGTACCCCTGAAGATTATGCTCGTATTTACTTGGAGAACTACTACAAAATCCAAAAAGCATTTACTGAATCAAAAAGCACGATAGTAGCTGATGTGTTTGGGAAAAAGTAGCACCACTTTTGATGAATAGGGTCTGTTACCTTAAGAATCCATCTTCCATCAAATGGTGAATTAACTTTCCAAGTTCAGCAGCACCCTTTATTACCTCCGGCAAGACCTTCAGTTCTTCGTCGGAGGCTCCGTTCTCACACTTGTCTTGTATCCAAGTAAAAACTGATTGTGCAGTCTCAGTGATACGGAGCAGCGTTTGCTCATTTTGGTTCATAAGATCCACCTCCTTTACTGGGGTTGGCACTCTACTTTTTCCCGGTACCTTTCGGGCGTTTGGACGGGTTAATCGAGCGTTTGAACAGCCCGGTTAGATTTGTGGACTGCGGTACCATCAGTTTCGGGACATTGCCTTGCAGCGCTTCGTGAAGAAAGCGATCCAAGTTTCCCGGCAACTTTTTGGGTTCGTTCATTCGGGACCTCCTTTCATGCGGATTGTTGTTCTTCGTCAAGCAGATCGGCGACGCTGACGCCGAGGGCGCGGGCAAGGTTTTTCAGAATCCTGACCGTAGGACTAACTCGACCGTTTTCTATATCGCTAATCAGCGATTGGGACACATTTGCTGATACGCTTAACTCCGTTTGCGTCATGCCTTTCAATTCTCGGAGTGCCCGGAGTTTCTTCATTGTTATCACCTCCTCGATATGATATTAACGTTATTTCGATAATTAGTCAACGATTTTTCGATAATCACTTCCAGTTTTTTTGTGATACTCTGGACATGATTATCGAAATAACGATAAAGGTGATCCCTTTGAAACCAAACGAGCGAATTATTCAATTGCGTCAAAAGCTTGGATTGAGTGGAAATCAACTGGCTAAGCTGGCTGGAATGGCGCAGTCTACTGTCAGCTCAATTGAGTCTGGAAAAACAAGTCCAACGGTTGAGTCGCTAGAACGCATCTGTCATGCACTTGGTATTACACTGTCGGATTTCTTTGCTGACGACTCCGACCAATTCCCTCCCGACCTCCTGCAACTGATCGAGACAGCCAAGAAGTTGACCCCGGAGGAACGGAAGAACCTTAATCTCTTCCTTCAATCCACCCTCGAAAGGACTGGTAAAAATGAGTGACCCACTGTTGAACCAAATTCTCAGTGAGATTAAAGACCTGAAATCCAACATAGCAACGAAGTCAGACGTTGAGCAGATCAAGGCTGAATTGGCAGCGATCAAAAATTCTGTTGAACGCATCGAGATGAACCAACCAGAGGATATTAAAGCCATGCTCCAAACGATCTCCGATAAACTTGATGAGCGCGATTCTGAAATCCAAGTGCTGAATCGCCGAGTGTTTAAGGTTGAATCAGCGCTTGAACGGTTGTCTGGTCAGTAACTGCCCTCGTATATGCGATGCTTGCCAACGTCCAAAGAGAACTCAACCTTTTAAGCTGGTTGTTGCTTGTTTTGTAAGATACATACAACATCATTTGTAAAAAAAATTTCTCTCGGATCTTTATTGAAAAAGTTGGCTATTTTTAACATTACCTCTGCAGTAGGTGTTCCGCCTTTCTCGATAGCAATAATGGTATGTCGAGATACACCTATTGCTCTAGCCAATTCCTCCTGAGTCATGTCAAATTCTTTGCTTCTGCGGAGGTACTTCACATTATTCTTCAATATCATCACCTCCCATTTGTTGCATGAATCTTACAGCGCACATTGTAATATGTATGCAACAATTTGTCAACTAAGAACAACAGACGATTTATTGGCTTTTTGTAGTCTGTACTTTACAATTTGTAATATAAGGTTGACAAAGGGGTACATATTATGGAAAATGAACTCGGAAATCTTTTGAGGGAGTTACGAGGAAAAACACCATTAAGAGAAGTTGCTGCAAAAACCGGATTAAGCCACACGTATATTCGTGATTTGGAATTGGGTATAAACCGGTCAACAAAAGCACCAATAAAGCCATCTCCCGACACCTTAAAACGTCTTTCAGAAGCTTACAACTATCCGTATAAACAGCTTATGAAACTTGCCGGGTATATAGGTGACAATGAGCCTGATCTAAGTGTCTTCTCAGAGCGACTTGCAATTGGTATTCAAAAGATGGGCTTAGATCTCAAAGATGTTGCGGGAAAATGCAATGTTTCAGTGGATTACATTCAGAAATTGTTGCTATCCCCAAGCCAACTTCCTGGCTCTGATACGCTGAATAAACTCGCTGAATTGATCAATGTTACCTCAGATTACTTGGCAGGTTATACCGACGATCCCAAAGGATACGGCACCAAGTCTTATCCCACCGATAAACCAGATTTAAAAGAGCTTCTGGAAAACCAACCTCTCCGATACGATGGAGTGGAACTATCTCCGGAGGAACAAGAAATTATCACTGCTCATGTCCGTATGGCGTACGACCTCATCAAGAAAAGCAACAAGATTCGCGCGGGACAGAGGAGGAAAAACACACCCAGCGAGGAGTAGTTGCTTGTGATCCAGTCCATCCAGACAATCGTTAAACGATTGGTCCGATATTACAAGACACGCAGCCCTTATGAACTAGCAATCGCACGTGGCTATCACGTCATCTACTCACCGACATTACCCGAACGAATCTCAGGTATGTTTGTTCCGATCGGTCGTCGAGGGGTCATCTTCATCAATACCAATGTCCCCTCCCTTCGACGTCCATTCATCATTGCACATGAACTGGCTCATGGGGTACTTCGACACGAAGGGGAACGATTTACGTTTCAAGTGGACAGCCACCGTCTCAATTGGAAACGTCTGAGCGTCCAGGAAAAAGAGGCTCACCTCTTTTCCGCATCCTTGCTCCTGGATGAACTGAATTTTGAAGATGGAATGACGATTGAGCAAGCAGCAGCCGTCACCGGCTGTCCACCCAAAATCATCGAGATATGGCTCCACGAACAAACCAAAGCACGACATGGTTTTTCTTTTTAACCCACAAACAGAACATATGTTTGTGTTTTAGGGAGGCGAATATCGTGAGTCATTGGTGTGTTCATGACACCAGCTAACCAGCTGAGAATCAAACAAAACGTGGGGAAAGGAGAGTCCGCATGATCGCCTTATTCGAAGCCATTCAGGAGTTTCTTACATACTTGAAAGTGGAGGTTGTCACCGCCGGGATATAATTGACCCAGGTTCGCCGGAAAGAAAATGACCCACCCATAGCGAATATATCCCCTTCGTAATTAACGGCCAAGTTAATCTTCGGAGGGAGAC